GCAACTGGCAAAACAAATGGCGCTGCTGGACCAGCTGCAGCCGCCGTTTCTGATGCCCCTGCTACAATGTTGGCTTTTGCTTGTGCTAGACGTCCAATAATTATTTGCTTGGCTGTTTTAATTACAGCTTGCAATAATGTTTGATTGCCTTCAATCATTTCACCAATATTGTTACCAATGATGTCGCCTAACTGTGTATAAGCATCAATAACTTTATTAACCGCCTTTGTTGTTTCCACGGTAAAGTCTGTAATGCTGTGCTGCGCCATTTGCAAAGCAGGCACAATCTCGGTCGGCATTTTTTCTAGTGACTTCAGAAAGCCAGCAACAAACGTATCGCCTGCGGCCTCACCCGAACCTTGGAATAGACCCTGAAAGCGCGCCATGATTTCTGCCTTTGTCGGCAACGCATCTTCGCCCAGCAAATCAATTGGCTCTGCGTAGATCGCGCTATTGATTGCGTCAACCATGTCCGTGCCAATGTCCATGGCAACATTAAAGATGTCACTGCCTACATCTTTTAATCCCTCAGATAAGGCGTCAAACGCACCGCTAAAGTCACCCTGCATCAACTTAGTCAAAGACCGCAACAACGTGCTGAAGGTGTCAGTGACTGCCGTAAATGCTGTGTAGATTGCCTTGCCCGCATTGACAAATGCAGTCTGCAATACTGCAATGGCCACGCGCACAGGTACAATCTTGTTGTAGACCATGATGAACAGGTTGGCCACCTGGGTAAGTATTGGCCTAATGTCGTCGTAAAAGTACACCACGGCTGCAGTCAGCCCTGCAATAGCGCCAATGGTCAATGCAATTGGTGACGTCAACGCGGCAAAGCCAGCCACGATTTGCGGCAACACAACAAGCATTGGTCCCAGTGCAGCAGTCACCGCACCTACCGCAATGGCGATGCGCTTTGTCCCTGCGTCTAGTTCTGTAAACCTCTGTGCAAGTGCGGTGAACTTGTCGAGTGTCTGTGACGCAATAGGCAACAATTGTTCGCCTAGTGATGCGGCTGCAATCTTGGCGTTGTCAAGTGCTGTGCTAAACTTACCGCTTACAGTCTGCGACAGACGCAACATTGCGCCTTCGGCAAATCCGCCCTCGCTTGCAAACGACTTGAGTACATCGTTAAACTGCTGTACGCTTACGGCCCCTGCGCCAAGCTTGTCAGCTGGCAAACCTGTCGCGTCAGCCAGTGCCTTAAAAATTGGGATACCGCGCTCTGCTAGTTGGTTCAGGTTCTCCAACTCAACCTTGCCCTTGGCGTTGACCTTGGCAAAGATGGCCGCTATCTCGTCAATGCTAGTGCCGCTAGTTGCGGCGATGTCGCCAAGAAACTGCAACTGTTCGTTGACCTGGCTGATGTCTGTGCCGCTGGCGATTAGCTGTCTTGCGCTCTTAGCTACTGCGTCAATCTGAAAAGGCGTCTTTGCAGTGAACTGGTTCAGCTGGTTCATCATTTGACCCGCTTGCCTAACGCCACCAGTCAGACTAATAAATGACGTTTCTAGTGTCTCAAGATCTGCCGCGCTTTTAACTGCCGCCGCACCCATGCCAACAATGGGCAACGTAATGCTGCGCGTCATGTTTCTGCCTAGCGCTGTGAAGTTGCTAGTCATGCTACGCATGGTGCGTTGCACCTTGCCCAGCTCTTTGTTCAGGTCGCGCGTGTCCGCACCTATTCGTACTACGAGATCGCCAAGTGATGCCATTACTTTTTTACTGCAAATGCACTGAGCTTTGCAAGCGCCAGTGCGATGTTACCATTCTTCTTTTCTTCTTCTTCCCAGGGGAAAGTGGCCAAGTCTTTTGCTCTTAACTGTGACCCTTTCTTCGTGTGGACATTTAACAACAACGCGGTCTGCCATCGTACCCGTTCCCAATTACTGCGGTCAAACAGTTCTTGGGCCTTGTAGCGACCGCGCACCGCGTTGCTGAATTCTCGGAATGTTAAGTCGTAGAGAGAATCAGGGGTGAGGCCAAGTAGCCCCAGCCCCAATTCTTCTATTTCGTCCCATTCAAGTGCGCCTTGTTGTCCGTCGTCTTTGTTTTTTTTTCACCACCCATAGACTGCTCGATTATCTCGACCACTTTGGGTAGATCACCCACCTCAATCAATCCCAAAAACTCGTCGACAGGCATTTCAAACTTCATCCCTTGACGCTTGCAACCTTCTTCCACAAAGTAGTACAGCAGTTCAGGCATGGCGGTCACATCTTCTGCGTCGATGCTGGCCACCTTGTTGCCTGTCTCTCGTTCGTAGTTGCGCCAGGCACGCATGTTTGCGCGCACTGGAAAGGTCTGGTTGTCAAGGGTGATGTTCATGATCCAATAACGGTTTGCGTGATTGCGCCTTCAGAACGGAAATTGACAGTGTACGTTGCATTGTCTTCAGTTCCAGCGCTCAATTCCACGCTTTCAATATACGCTGCAAATTCGTACTTGTAGTCGTCATCGTGCTCGGTGGCTGCGCCATCTGCATCGTAGTCAACTGATGTGACCTTGACGTACTGCTTTGTGCCATTCAACCATGCACTCACCAACTGGGTGTAACCGTTAGTCGCGTCACTTGCATAAAAAGCAGTCATTGACAATGACGCGTTCTTTTGCCGTGGCAATGATGCCTGGTAACCTCCGTTGTTCTTTGTAGAAATGTCCACCATGTCCACGTTGACCGTGTAGGTGAAGTCTGTGATGTGGTCTACAATTACCTCAGACCCGTCAGTGCCTGAGAAGTAGACTGTCATGCCGGAGCCATTCCGGATGCCTTCTGTTGCTGCCATAATTATTTGTTGTTGTTGGGTTTCTTGTATGAACGACCAAGCACAATGGCACTCAAGATACGCTTAAGCATGTCCACGATGTCGTCGTCTTTTTCGGTTTCAGTCAAGGCGCTGATCGTGCCAGCAGCTGTGAGCAATGCCAGCAAAATTTCAGGCCAGTTGTCGAGAATAAAATCCATTATCTAAGTATTCTAAATGTGTAGTCTTGAACTGCTACGAATAGGTTTTTGTCTGTATCTACTTCCGTCACCTCGTTCGTGTATTGTACGCTCTCCACCTTTATAGGTTTAGAGTTAACGACTACTTCTACACTTTGCCTGTCCAACGCAGTGCGCACAAAGTCAGCTAGACTGTTTGTGTCTGCGTATGTCTTTGCCACGCTGAACACCTCCAACTGCGCCTCGTCAATCGGTGTGCTGTTCTTGGTGTCGCTTGGCTGGTTGCTAACTACGCTGTACACAATGAAAGGCGCCGCCGCACCTTCAGGCGCGCGCTCTGGGTAGATCCGTGTGCCAACCAATCTCGACACGTCTGAATCGTTAAGCAACATTCTGTTTATGCAAGCGCCTACTTTCATGCCGTCTTAAAATAACGCGCAAACTGTTGCCTGAGCAATGTTTGTTGCAGTTTGTTCATGCGGCTTTGTGTCGCCATTTGTGTGCGAATGAACAGCCCAGCATTGCGTGACGCTTTCTTGCCACCAAAGCCAGCACCGTTCTCTACAATAGCAGAGTACCACCCGTCCACGCGGTTGTTGCGAATGTCGCGTTTGTTGCGTGTTCGTGGACCTGCTAGTGTGAATATGCTTGCGCGTCGTGGTTGCCACACTTTGATGCTGCGTCGCAACGTGCCGCGCTTAATTATTTGTCGTACCGTTCCCGTCTTGCCTGCCTTACGCCCTGGACCACCGCCAGTGCGGTTGTACACCTTGATGTCGGTCTTGGCGTCTTTGATGTTAGCACGCAAGGCGTTGTTGTACACCTCGCCTACGCGCTTGTTGATTGCCTTTAGTGCAGTTGCGTCGCGCTCGCTCCACTTGGCAATGTTGGCCATCTTCTTTGTAATGGCGTCAAGTCCGTCTACACGTACTGTTGCCATCACTCAGAGATTACGCGCTCGCTGATGAAGTGCAACTCGTTGTTGCGGCCTACCTCTTGCACAGCCAAGATGTTGTACATCTCTGTGCCGTAACGGATTTTGTACTTAGGCGTGATTGCCCTGGTGTCTGTAGAACTGCGCACGCGCCACGTCACTACGTTGATGCTTGTGTCTTGTTCTGTAAGTACGCTACTGGTTGCGCTCTTGTTGTCGAGTGCCGCCCACACAGTAACGCCATCAACTGGTGTGCCGACCAGTTCGCCATAGGCGTTCTGCGTCGTCTGCTGATTGACAAACGTAATTCTTCTATCTAAGAATCCGATGTTCATTGCCGCAAGTCGATAATGCGTTCAGAGTTCAACAATGCCTCCACGGCAATAGGTACTTC